AAGAGTTCGCAATATAAAATAAAAGAAGACGATGGGGAATGGTACTGGACCGATGAAATGTTCTCCGGTCTTGCGGAAAAGACACTGGAAACCCTTGAGATTGGTGATGTATTGGTTGATAAAAATGGAGAAGAAAATATGGTACTAGATGTAAGGGCTAGGATTGTTGGGATCTCGGAAGATAATGATTTTGTAGAATTTTGTACATTTTTTACTATTGATGAACTTAAAAAGATAGGATTCACTATTAAGGGTCAACCCGAACCAGTGAAGGAAGTAACACTAGAGGAAGTAGCTGAGAAATTTGGAGTTGATGTGAAGAGAATTAAGATTAAAAAATAACTATGACAAAAATATCTGCACCCAAACTATGGATCGCAATAGTGGTTATTGTGGTAACAGTAATACTGATACTCCATAGCATGACAGTTACAGCAATAGGACAGATGCCTCCCGAAGTGTACAGTCCGTCATGGTATCTGGTAGCGAATTAGATCGTAAGTCCTCCCCTACTTCCGGTTCAGACTGGAGGCAAGGGAGGGGTGGCGATTCGGGGCAGTGTCGCTACCCCCTTATGTAAATGGTTAAATTATGAATCAGATAAACTGAAAACTATACAATATGAAAAAGATGAATAAGAAAATATGGGAAGCCATAAAAGAATATCAATTCCCCGGTTGCGTAAGTGAATACCCAACTAAAACAAATGTTGTACAAGATGGAGTCGGCATAGAATGGAGTGAACATGTTGCGGGAACATTGGTAATGCCATACGTTGGAACAATTTTTCTAGGCATGCCAAAGGGCTTTAATAGGCTTGGCATTTTTGATGGACATAATAAAGAACAAATGAATATAAATATTTTTGAAAACTGGGAACAATTTAATGAATTATTTATCCATAGTTATGGTAAGTACAATGTACCGGTTTGGAAATATGTGAATGAGAAAGGGCATACATTTGTTCGTGGACTTATGCCGAGGTTAAATAGACCGTTTTTACATATTATACTTGAGAACTGCATTGATAAAATCGAATGTTATCAAGTTACCGATGAGGATTTAGAAGAGATGAATTAAGTATAGTAAAAAAGAACTTTAACAAGTAGGTTTCGTGAGGCGGTGATGGAAAGCTGGAGCGCTACAGTGAAGATTCAGCCTTACATGGCTTATAATCATGGCTGGCTCAGCCAAGTGGCGTGTATCGCATTACTCCGTTTGAGCTAGTGGGTGGCAAGTAAAATCCTTGCCCGTCTCACAAAGTCTGATGCTATGGTGGCGCAACTGGAAGACGCTGAGGAAACAAGCCAAAAACCATGCGGTTAATGCGGAGTGCTGGTCCGAATCCAGCCCATAGCTTTTTATTGGACAAGTGCATTGAATGGAGCAGTGGCGGAATAAGACGCATGAAGATAGTGAGCTTATATGGTGAAGCTAACTTGGCAAAAATGGCGAAAGCAGAAGTGAAATAAAACTTACACCGTGTAGAGTGAAATTCTCTACCTGCTCCACTGAGTGCATTTGCGCGTAGATAAGTTAACAATTGGGAGCATGGCAAAATGTAATGATTGTGGACAAGAAATGATGGAATCGGTTGGATGTACTGCCAAGGAAGTTAGAATAGAAAAGAAAATGTATAAAAGAATACCCAATGGGGATAGTAAGTGCCATGATTGTGCAGTACCGGCAGGAAAAATTCATCATTATGGGTGTGATATGGAACGATGTCCAGTATGTGACGGACAACTAGCATTTTGTTCATGCTTGGTAGGTTTCCGTCGATAGGATTAGATAAGTTTAGAATGAATAATATGAGAATTTGGTATAAACACAAACATAGTAAGAGTTGTGACTTGGTCGACAGCAAAGGCAGTTTTAGATATTTCGCTAAAGAGACTGTTCATGTTGTGGGTAAGGGTTATATGCTAGAAGTAAAATGTAATGATCTAAAGTGCGAAGGTTGTGGTTACATAAAAATTGATGATATTCTGGAAATAATTACACCAGAATTAGACAAACAGATAAAATAGGTACATTGAAAGTATATTGATAGGTGAGGGTGCGTAGCAATAAGACTTTATTTTTAGATCGCGAATAGGAGTAAAGGAATAGAGACTAAACTCATGAGAAAACTCTCCCTCACTAGATGAGTATATTTGAATAGCACATTGAAAGGAGGAAATATTGATAAATTGGTTAAAGTTTTTCGTATGGTGCTTGCGTGGTTTTCCTGATATTCCGCTTTATCTGATAGTAACGAAAGGGAAGGAACCGAAAATGTCTTGGATTCGTGATATTGGTAAGGGATTTGAAGAAGCAATTCGTCAAGCAGGACCGCTCGTTCTCCCCGACATCATCGTTGGTGAGGACTTCGAGAAGGGAGACCTTCAGTTCAACAACCGGATAGACCTTGAACATGCGTACAACACGCGCAAGATCGAAATACTGGACCTGATGTTCGAAGAGCAATATATGCACGAATGGTATGTTGCCATCAAGGAAGCCATCGACTGCGCATATGAAGCCTACAAACTCTGTCTCTGATAACCTCCAAGCTATGCCCATAACGGGTTAGCGTTATAGAAGAAAGGACACCTATCGTGTGTAACAAAGACCGTAGGAAGCGGAATAAGAAGAATCGGGCACGCCGGAATATCCTGCAAAGGAAACGCCGTAGCGAGAAACGCCAGAAACCCACCGCCTTCACGAACGGTAAAATAAAACACTAGAAAGGGGGCGGTCCAATTTTCTCCGTAGGGGGGCGTAAACAATGTCTCACGACTTGTGCCCTCCTATTGGTAATTTGAGTATAAATAATTTAATGATGATAAAATGGAAAACCTACTTGACTGGGATGTGATAAGACATGGCTACGCATTCACTGAGAATGAGCGAGAGCGCAGTAAAGCCATATACAATAGGTACTTGGAGATTAAGGATGATTTGGAGAAAAAGGCAGTAATTGAACATATTCATGAATATAAGCGTAATGCGACAAAATATCTGAACGAAGACGAGTTACTCAAAGAATACAGTAGGGAAGACCTATTGATATTTGCGGATGACGGAAATCTGTGTTTTGGAGGATATAGGGAAGGAAACGAATATTGGTACTGGACGGATTGATAGATGACGACAGTCTCTGAAGCTCCCTACGGTAATATTAAAAAAACAAATAATTTGAGATTATGAATGGGGTAATGTTAAAAAAGCAGAAAATTTCATATAAGAGAAGAGAAATGATTAGGGATTGTTATTGCCATACGTGCGAGGAGGAGTATCATCACATGGGCATTCAAAGTCATAGAGCGAAACATCGGAATAGATTGGAAGATTGTACCATTACATATAGTAATGGAAAAACATGTACCAATGAATTTAGCAAATATAGACCTAAAGCTATTTAATATAAGTTAATGGAAGCATGGTAAACAAAGGACTGAGCAAGGAATATGGCGAGATATTCTATATACTAATGATATTTGGTGATTGGTGTGAATTGGCAGAAGGTAAGTTGAAAGATGAACGCCAACCAACTGATAGTATTCACCCTACAGTAAGGAAAATCGAGCAACTTCTTGCGGAAGCACGGAAGGAGGCGATTGAAAAGAAAGACAATCTAATTAAGCAGTACCGTGAACTTGTAGATGATTTGTTGAAGAAGATAAAATTCGAATGAGGAATGAAGAACTACGAATTGCTTATGCGACAGCTTGATCATCTTGATACTCTCGGTAAGTTGCAGTCATTGGATAGCGAGGTCAAATTAGAAGGGGAAACAGTATGATATGGTATCATGGAACTAACAAAGAAGGGTTAGAAGAAACGGAAAAGCAAGGGTACTTATTGCACAAAAGAGGCGAAGATATGTCTCCCGTTACTTATTTGGCTACTGATATTGATGAGGCGAGAATGTATGGCGATGTCGTTTTAGAGGTAGAATATGACCCATTTATACACCCCAAAGAGAACAACTATAACAAGGACAGTTGGCAGATGAGGGTCTATGAACCAATATATACATGGAAAATTATAGAACTAAAATCACCTACGGAAGCATGAAAAAAGAAGATATGAAAATAATCATATGGAACGCAGCAAAAGTGAATATGCTGAAATTATTCGATTCTTACCTTGACCAGTACGCACAGTCGGTGGCAAGGACAGCAAACTTGTGTCAATTCTTCCAGTTATTTCCCGATGTAAACGACTATATCCTCCTAAAAACAAAAGGAACACGGCAAGGTGATATTGAGGATATTATTGCCGAATATGGACAGAAACAAGATGAAGTAATGAGAAAAGTAGAGAAGCTCCAAGATAAGTTAAGCGAGAAAACCGATGAAAAGTAAAATACAGATAATGTATCCAATTATACTCGTTGTTATTGCCGTGATCCTTATATTACTTATTATGACGTATCAGTATTAACCAGAATGTGTTATGATAAATATATAAAATAAATTGTGTAAATGTTTCAGTAAAGCTTTTGGTATAATTTCACTCCCTGCCCGTATGCCACAGCAAGCAAAAGATATTAGTATTATAGGTCGTGTCGATCCAGAGGCAGACAAGATTATTGCCTATCTGAAAGATATAAAAGATGGCAAGATTATGGGCTTTTCTACAGGATTTCCCACCCTTGATAAGTATGTAGGCCGAATGGATATGGGACAGATGTGGATCATAGGAGGATATACTGGAACAGGAAAGTCGTATTTTATCATAAATATGATAGCAAATCAACTCACGTTACCAATTGAACAAAGACCAAAGATTGTGGTAGTTTCAACAGAACTTTCGAAACAAGAGTACATACTACGGTACATTCTTATGGTGGCAGGAGTTTATCGTCTCCAATATCAGAATGAGCCAGGAAAGTATTTTCCCATGGTATATGATTCTGCCCGTGCCTTCTTCTCACAGGCAAAACTCGACACGGACGCCCTCCGTATATATGGAGATGTCTCCAAACTTGAAAGTATCCAAAAATTACTACAATATTTATCAGACAAGAAAGAGTTGCCACACATTCTCTATATTGACTATATTCAAGAATTGTCCGTGGGGAGTATTTATAGTGAAGATAAGGCAATGCCGATTGTTTCAAAACAATTAAAGGATCTTGCAAAGCAATACGGAATTTGTATCGTTGCTGTTTCACAGGTCAATAATTATACCGTCAAGGATACTTTCTCTCAAAACAATAACCCGCTACTACCATTCTCAAACGGTAAGGCTTTGGCAAATGCCGCACATGCAGCGATAGCACTTGCACGCAAGGTAGATATGGGCCAGAAATCTGCTCATCTCCAAGCCTTCGTAGTAAAGGCAAGGTCTGGTAGTACGATCAAGTTGGGCTATGAAATTAAGCCGGGGTATAAACTCGATGAAATTGATGACATGAGGGCAAAATGGCTCGATGGTCAGATCGGTGACATAAGTACCGAAGAAGCATATTCTCATTTTATGGAAAAGGATGATGGTGTCGAAGATATTCCACAGACGTCTTTTTGATTTACTCGAAAAGCCCGAGCTAGATAGGGGTGAGCTCGAGGAGGCAATCTCTATGCTTGATGAATTATTGCGCTTTACATGGGACACTGTTAATAAGGAAGAGAACAAGGGGACCGATACAATTAGGGACTATTACAAGGATATTGATTTTCTCACTCACCACTACGTACGGATGATGGAACAGTTTGTGATACAATATAGTAATGGAACAATTTAAACTATACCACGATTCAAAGATATTATTATTCGATAGTCTTAAACATGTATATATTCATAATGGTACATATTTTCCAAGTGTTACAAGTGTTATTAAAGTAATTGATAAGTCTGGCCCTCTTATGAAATGGGCTATCCAACAAACCGTCAATTATGTCCGAGAGAAATTAACTACAGGCACAGTAATTGATGAGGTTAATCTTGGGCAAGTGCTTGATGATGCGCTACTTGCATCACATAGGACAAGTAGACTAGCAACAACTATAGGATCACAAGCACATGACTGGATTGCGCAATATATCAATCATAAAATCTATGGTGGGTTTGAGCCTGTACTTCCAACAAATGAAAATGTAAACATGGCCGTTCAGGCATTCCTTGGTTGGGAGAAGAAACATGACGTCAAATATCATCTTAGTGAACAAAAAGTCATGTCCCTTCAGTATCAATACGCTGGAACTCTTGATGTAGAGGCAACAGTAGACGGAAAGCGTTGCGTGACAGATCTTAAAACAAGCAGTGCAATCTATCCCGAGCATTTTCTACAAACTGCGTCTTACATTCAAGCAAGACGTGAAGAAACGGGGTATGACTATAGTGGTTCATGGATCCTACGTATTGACAAGGAAAGTGGTATATATGAAGAACAGTTCTCAGACAGGTATATTGATGATTTCGATACATTCCTTCATTGTCTGCGAATATATCACTGGATACAGGAAACAAAAACATCTTGGCAAAAGCGGATGGATATGCTACAATAAATTATAATTTTACTGCCAACTAGAATGGTACAAAAAGTTACATTATCAACTATCAATATTAAGGCATTCAACAAGAACAATATGCCATTCATCACGAAGGCAGGAAAGCCATTCAAGCGTATTGAGATCAATGACGCAACACAGAACAAGTGGTATTCATTCATGGATTACGAAGATAACGCAAAGGACTGGAAGGTTGGTGACGTTATGGACTTTGATGTTATCGAGCGAACTTTTAATGGAAAGGTCTATTATGATCTAAGACTCCCAGGAGCACATAGGTCTGATTGGAAAGAGACATTGGACAAAAGGTTCGAAGCACTTGAAAAAGACGTGGCGGATGTTAAGGCACAATTGCAGGCAATTGTAGTAACAATGCCAGAGGAGACCAAAGAAGAAGAGAAATAGTGTGGTATTATGTTGTATGGCGTTCCGTACGAATGACATACAATTTGTTGCATATGCAAAGACCAAGGGTCTCGACTATAATGGTATTGTGCAGGATTCCTCATTGCAAAACGATAGGATAGTCGTGTATTTTGTGTTCGATGAGGACCAGGGGATTGGCGAACTGCTTATGTTGTGGTCTGAGGGGATTGCTATGTGCAACGCAAAACAGTATATTGAAAATTATAAGAAAATACGCCATATAGTTTTGCGATGTGTTGGATTAAATTATTGATATAAACAATGGATACGTGGAAAACAAGAGATTCAAGTCTCATAGCATGCTTATTATTATATGGATACAAGGAAGTCAATATTACTGTATCGAAAGAAGATGGAAAATCGAGAGTATATTATGAATTTGAGAACACGCCAGAACTATCGAAGGTATTACAGGAGTGGTACGCAGGGAGTCAATTAAAGCAGTACGCAGAAACAAAGGAAAGGGTCGTGAATCAAATCAAGGCACTAATTTCAGGAGAAGCCGTATAATGGAAATTAAAACAAAGAGAAACAAACAAATACGTAAGGCTATCAAGTCTGGTAGATCATACCGTGAGGTAGGCAAGAAATACAGTATTTCTGGTAAACGAGTGTTTGATATTGTCAACAAACAAACGAAAAAATCAAAGTAGCCCACGCTTCTTCATTTCAATTGCTAATAGGGAAAGTGCTTCAGCAAGTACGTCACTTGACGCATCAATTAAAACACCGTTCTTATTTTTCCATGCTACGGTATATTTACGCACATTTGCGTCATATTCTATATCTAATTTCCAATGCCTTGTCCCATAGTCCATCTCCCAGCTTTTAAAAAGCTGTAGTATTTCCTCGACAGTGGGAGCGGGAAGTGATATTCCTTTTGATGCCCCTGTATATACACAAAGGGCCATACGTGCCGAGAGCCATCTCTCATAACACCAGTGCGCCTCCATTTTTATCCCATATTCGGCCATTTCTTTTGCAACTTTTAACGAGGGTATCATCTCTTTTATTTGTAAAGGAAGTTGCTTTTTAAGTACATTTCTACGTTTTTTCATAGTATTTTATAATATTAAAATCCCACCCTAGAGAATCGAACTCTACTCAAGTAGTTCTACAGACTACCGCCTGCCCAGTCAGCCCGAGTGGGGAGCAGTATGTATTTATCGTAGTTGTCCCCAAGATAGAGGCTATCTTTGGTTACATCAATGTCACACATATCAATCAAATATTGTAAACCATTATCACAGAGAATATACAGCAAATCGAAATCATTTTTGTTATATTGGATACATTTACCCCTCGTTCCACCTCGCACTGATAAATTCACGAGATAGCGTCTACCGCTTTTGGTCGAGGTCGTTTTCACTTGCACCCTGAATAATTGGTGCTCCTTCTCTATTACTATATCATATTTTTGTGAATCTGTCAGTGGGAGCGAAGCAACGAACCCATTTTTGACAAAGTATGAAATAGCCTCCGCAACCCCAATATTTCCCTGTTGTTTTGATGTCATGTGGCAGTAGTAATATTATTCTTTCGGGAGAAAGAATCGAACTCTCACTACAAGGTTCAAAGCCTCATGTCCTACCCTTAGACGATCCCGAAACATATCGGATTATGGACTCGAACCACAACGAAAAGGCTCAGAACCTTCCATCCTACCAATTAGATGAATCCGATCTGTGTATATTATAACACGTTGTGATATAATATTTTACTATGGCAACATACAAATATCGCGGTTTTACGCAATTCAATATCAATATATCCGGTGGGGTTCATGAGGGCAATGCGGTTGATCTTTCGGCACCGTGGGGATTCAACTTTTTCGCTCCTTATCGTTCAGATAAACCCAATGAAAAAAGAAAGTTCTGGTGTATCAGGATGAATCGTATAGACTCAAAATATGGTGACGTGAGATATTCCGTTATTCAGGACGTCACAGATGATGGGGCAGACCAGCCAATATTCGGATATTTTCATACAGCAGTAAGCGTGTGGCATGATGGTGATTATATCTATAGCGGGACAACGGTTACACAAAATGCTCCAAATGGAATTTTTAAGGGGGCCCATCTTCACCTAGCAACCTATTTAAACAAATTCAGTAATAGGGTGAATCCACTCCCATGGCTTGACATTATTCCGGGAGGATCGCACGGCCTTGGTATTCTTATAGGGCAACCAGTACAAGAATCGCACCCGGAGGATCCGCTTGTGGCACTCAAAAAACAGAACCTTTTACAGTGCGACATTATAGAACAAGCAGTAAAACAAATGAGAGAATTAAATAGGTTATAATCGTACCCTGGTGACACTGTGCTGTAATCTTTCCATCCAAATGAGTAAAGTATCACAAGAATAAAACCAGGGGCAAATTTCGTCAATTTTGGAGGTTGTTTTTCATGAAAACAGTCTTTTCCTTTCCCCCAGACTGATCCAGGAGAAGGGAGAAGACGATTTGAGAATATCCTATCATAAAAAAGCAGGATGTGCAAGACTCGAACTCGCCCCAACGGTTTTGGAGACCGCTATGCTTCCACTAACACCAACTTCCTACAAGTGGCTTCAAGGAGAATCGAACTCCTACTTGTACTCTGAGAAAGTACAGTTCTGCCATTAGACTATAAAGCCAAAAAGCTCCCGAGAGGACTTGAACCCCCAACCATCTGTTTACAAAACAGGTGTTCTTCCATTGAACTACAAGAGCATAAGCGCGACCAATCGGATTCGAACCGATACCCATGGTTTGGAAGACCATCATACTTACCTTTAAATACTATGGTCGCATTATGTCCAAAAACTTCTAAAGTGCTTACCAAAGAGATACATTGCTCTCTTGAATTTCTTCTCTGCCACTATCCGGGCCTCTTCATCCTCTAGGATGTCGCCAACGCTATCAAATACCTCAAAACCCTCAATTATTTCATCGAGAATCTGATTCCATTCCTTTTGTGTATATGGAATCGGTCTTGATTTTGAATAATCAAATTTTTTAATAGGCACTCCTGCCTCGCACTCCTTGATCACCTTAAGGCCACCGCTTATTACCTCAGCAAGATATGAGCCAAAGTCCCAGTATCTCTACGTGAGTATCCATTCTTTCCCCTTTCGATGAAAGAAATAATATCTCTCCACACATCACGGAAGAAGTCGGTTATTCTAAATCTGGATAATTCAATGAGATCATCAAGTGCTTCCTTTGTCCATATCACCCTCACCTTCTTTTTTGCCATTTTCTATATATAAAAAATAAAGTCGGAGATGCTGGATTCGAACCAGCGATCTCACGTTCCCAAAACGTGTGCCTTGGGCCAACTCGGCTAATCTCCGTTTTACTTATTATATCACAAAAATGGAACCACCTCGAATCGCACGAGACCCCTCTGTGTTTCAGGCAAATGTGCTACTTCTACACCATAGTTCCATACATGGGTCCTAGGAGACTCGAACTCATATCTCTTGTTTCGAAGACAAGAACTCTATCCATTAAGCTAAAGACCCGAAAGGACTCAGTCAGAATCGAACCGACATCTTGGGCTTAGAACACCCTCGCTCTATCCCTTGAGCTATGAATCCAATATACCTCCGCAAGGACTTGAACCTTGAGTCTCTCGGATGTAGGCCGAGGGCTTTACCAATTAAACTACAGAGGCACAGGGTGAAGGGTGAGACTTGCACTCACACGACTTCTCTTTCACAGAGAGACGCTTTTCTACTTAAGCTACCGACACCATAAATGACGATAGAGAGAATCGAACTCTCCCGACATCCTTGAAAGGGATGCGATCTGCCACTAATCTATATCGTCGTACTTCAGGAGTAAGAATCGGACTTACATCAGATGATTAACAGTCATCCGCACTACCTTTGTGCTATCCTGAAATAAGAGGCCATGATGAGAATTGAACTCATGTATCGCTACTTTGCAGGTAGCCAAATTACCACTTTTTTACATGGCCATAAAGTGGGTCGAAGAGGAGTCGAACCTCCCACAAACTGTTTCTAAGACAGTTGCCTCTACCAGATGGGCTACCGACCCGTTTCAATGAGCCCAGGAAGAATCGAACTTCCGTCAACAGATTAAAAGTCTGCTGTTTTGCCACTAAACAATAGGCCCAAAAGGAATCGAACCTTCAACCTTGCGATTAAGAGTCGCCTGCTCTACCTCATTAAGCTATGAGCCCATATAGGGGTACTACGACTTGAACGTAGATAGTCAGCTTTATAAGAACTGTTTATTACCATTATAATATACCCCCATCTGGATTCGAACCAGAAACAAATGGATTTTAAGTCCATCACCTCTGCCGGTTGGGTTATGAGGGCACAAAGTAGGGGCAGATGGGCTTGAACCATCGGTCTTTGCTATATCAGAACACTGCTTTACCACTAAGCTATGCCCCTAAGTACCTACAGAAAGAGTTGCACTTTCACTGTGTTGCTTTTGAGACAACCGCCTCTGCTATTGGGCTATGTAGGCATACATCCCGAGTGGTGGACTCGAACCACTACACCTTCCTTATGAGAGAAGTGAGCACACCCGCGCTCTTCACCCGAGACAAGCGGAAGGTGAGGGCCACGATCCCCCGAATCTTTCCAGATCAGCCGCTTTCAAAACGGTGTCCTCAGCCAGCCGGATACCTTCCATATTATCGGAGACGACAGGTTCCGACCCTGTACGCCCTTGCGGACTCCGCATTAGCACTGCGGTGGATTTGCCAATTCTCCCACATCTCCATATTTTAAAGAGCGTCTACGACGGGGTTCGAACCCGTATTACCGCCGTGACAGGGCAGTATTCTAACCGTTGAACTACATAGACAAGTGGACACGTCGCGAATCGAACGCAATCTGTCCGGTGCAAGCGGACTATTCTGCCCTTGAACTAACGGCCCATTAAAAATAATTATATCACACCAGGTATGGCAGTACAAACACATTAAACAACTGATGTTGCGTACAATCAACAAATGCTATTTCTGGAATGCGGATAATAACTTTCTCTGGTATGCCCTCAATCGACATAACAATATCTGTATTATCAACGTGCCATTCAAAGTTTACACGATGAATATGACGATCACTATAATACTGCCGTATTCTAATCATTAGATGATCAACATCCCGATAAGAATATGATGGCGTATAGCCCCTGCTTCCCACTACCCCATATGAGTATTGAGATGCTGCCTCCGCCAGCGCAGTACCAAGTTGTCCAGCATAGATACCTTCTGCGTCACTTGTTGTTACATATGTAGAGGCGGAGTGTACGACCCCATCTTTCTCATATTTCTTTTGCTGTTCCTTGACGACAGGTTTGAATATCATCGGTGTCATCTCTACCCAGAACCTATCCACAACATAATCCTCTCCCTTCCTGTGTACCCGATAGGCATGTGATGCCAGTTTTGTATGCTTCGTGTTTTTGGGAATAATTACGTATGCACCAATGATTTTATCAAACACAAGATATTCAGCAATATTCCTCCACTCTCTAATTGTCGATGGTTCTATTGATGATAACAGCTTTTCCAATCGGGCAATTTTTTCATCTGTGAGTCCACATTTATTATCCATTTTTTACAATCTCCTCCATTATATATACAACCTATCCCATTTGGTGTCAACGGTTTTCCACGATATGCGCTGTCATTACGCAGGTGATACGCAACATAATGAATCGCTTCGGAATGTGACGAGAATCCTATGGATCCCCACCCAAATGGGTTATTCTTTCTAAACTCAATTCTAGCCCCGCTGGACTCAATAATACTAATCGCCGGGAGAAATCTATAGTCAATATTATATTGCTTGGATACTTCAATAAAGTCATCAACATTGTCTACCAGGGGAGACTTGTGTTTCTGAAAAAAGGAAACAAGTGCGTTCACACATTCCGTTTCCGGGATCTGGACCTCGACTGGCTCAGGCCTTGGAGGTTCGTAATACTTATCTGCCGGGGTGATTGTGAAAAATACTGCCAGCACTGTGGCTATAATTCCATCCATGATATATTATAATATACAAGTTATTTACATCTCAATCATATCACTTGACTTATTTTTGTCAACATGTTATATATATTCAAGTAAAGATTAGCAGCTCTTTTAACAAGTTGGGGCAGTGATTGATACAGTTACTTCAACTCTCTCGTATGAGAGAATTCTAGGTTCGACTCCTAGTTCCGGGATATACCCGGAATAGTGAAATGGCATCACACTTCGAAAACACTGTGTCGCGAATTCTCCCCGTTATTATTGTCAGAAAAGTAATGGATAGTGATGGAAAGGGTTACTTCAAAGGTAAAACAATAGTTTCCAAAACTGTCGTATACGGTTCGACTCCGTAGTCCCCCACCATGGGGGACAAGTTGGTCAAAACCCTGCCGCTTTTCTTCCAATTAGTATTCTGAGAATAAGTAGGCAGTGACCGAGAGGGATACTTCAGCTTTAGGTGTTGATAACACTCCTTCTCTATTTTTCTCCTAATTTATTATGTTTTTTATATGTTACCAATAAAAGATTTCGGTATATCATATGTGATAACCGGCGTTATCTTCGGAAATGCAAATGACAATTTCGTCACAATGCTTCCAGGAAACCATGCACCAGATGGCATTCCATTCGTCCAAGAACCAGATATTGATACTTGGAACAAAATTATCAAACAACTTGACTCTGTAGAAGTCACAAAAGGTCTTTCTCATGAGCAGAAAACAATCGTGCGTAAGGCGGAGAGAAATATCAATCAAATGACAGCATGGAAGGTATTCAAACGTGACGGATATAAGTGTTGCTACTGTGGGAGAGACGATGTTCCACTTACAGTTGATCACCTTGTTCTATGGGAAGAAATGGGACCCACTATTCCAGAGAACCTTCTCTCGTCATGTAAAGCATGTAACCATGCCCGTGGCAATATGAAATATGATGCATGGATTGTCTCACTAGAATACAAGAGAGTGTCTACATTCATTGATCCTACACGTAAGTTAAAGAACGTGACACTTGTGGCAACATTGCCAGCTATAGAAAAAATGATAGCAAGAAAGAAAAGATAATTTTATATTTATATATTATGAGTCGATTTAATAATACAAAACAGGTTGAGGAGAAGGCCGTGAATCTTGCCGGTGCTAAGGCATTTGCGTTATCTCCAAAGGTTGAGCTGTACTTTGCAGTTTCAACTACATTCTTAGAGGAAAAGTTTTATGAGAGTAGCGACACGCGAATTAAGCGTATTAAGGAACTTGTGCAGGCTGTTGCGCAGACCGATCCTCAGTTTGTTGCCAAACTTGCGGTCTATACAAGGACAGAGCTTCATATGCGTTCTGCTTCTCACGTTTTAATATCTGAGTTGGCAAGAATTCACAGAGGAGACAGTCTCGTTGCTAGGGCAATTCAGAAGCTTGCAATCAGACCAGACGATCTTACTGAGATTGTTGCATACCTTAAAAAGCCAATACCAAACCAGGTCAAGAAAGGAATAGCACAGGCACTTCATACATTCAGTGCTATGCAACTTGCAAAGTATCAGCAAACCAAGAAGGATGTCAAACTGGTTGATGTGTTTAACTTGACCCATCCAACGGCAACACCCGAGAATGAGACAGTATGGAAGAAGTTTGTTGCCGGTACACTCAAAAATAAGAAAACATGGGAAGCAAAAATATCGGCAACCCACGGTGATAAGGAAGAGAAGAAAGAGTCATGGGCCGAACTTGTCGCATCAAAGGATCTTGGATACATGGCACTTTTAAGAAACCTTCGAAACATTGAAAAGGATGCAGACAAGAAGACTCTACAGCTTGCAGCAAAGCGTATTATAGATGTTGATGCAATCAAGAAATCAAAACAGTTACCATTCAGGTTCCTCAGTGCTTACGAAAATGTAAGTACAGATGAAATGAAAAAGGCAATCAACGAGGCCCTTGAAGTATCACTATCGAATGTTCCTATGTTTTATGGCAAGACACTTATTGCTCTTGATATTTCTGGATCAATGAACGGCGTTACCGCGAAGTCCTCTATATTTGCAGCAATCTTGAGATTGGCAAACCCAACCTCAGACCTCGTTATTTACGACGATAGATTGGAGTTCTGCAATGTACAAGGAAAGATGCCACTTCTTAAACTTGCAGAAAACCTACGAATCGCAAGGGGTGGTACCGATGGATCTCTACCATGGAGCTGGGCATTCACACAGAAAGAAAGATACGATAATGTTATTATTATATCTGATAATGAATCATGGGCTGCCTCTGCACAGGGTGGATATGAGGCATACAAAAGACAGACCGGAACCGATCCATTTGTATTTGCAATAGATATGAATGGTTATGGGACTGTTGACATCAAGGGGCACGTCATGAATGTCGCAGGATGGTCCGAGAAAGTGTTCGATATGATGATGTGTGCAACAAAGCAAGAAGATATACTTGCAAATGTAGAAGCAATTGTGTTATAATAAAACACCTCCAAATGTTATCTTGGGGAGAGAAATTTCATCTCTCCCCTTCCCTTTTTTGTGTGTTATTATAAATAAATGAATACAGTAGCAAAGGGAAGACGTATTGAAAAACTAGCGAGGGACAAGCTTATCAAAGATGGATGGTTAGTAGAACACAAGTCACGGTCAATGTTTCAATCTCCCGATTTCTGGGAACTTTTCGATATAATAGCAATCAAGAAAAACAAGATGCGCCTTGTACAGGTAAAGAGTAATATCTCTGGTTTTTATACTGCCAGGAAAGAGATCAAGAAGTGGATAGCAGAGAATGATATCACTTTCCCCTGCGAAATATGGCTTTACCTCGGAAGAGGCAAGTGGAGAAATGAGGTTGCTAGTCGATAAAAGGAAAACGTATCTGCTTCACCTTTGGCTTTCTGAATTTCCAGACAATCTTGATAATATAGGCAAATAAATGACCTATAGGATTGTCTGTACTAGCAATTATCTTGCGGTATCTGAGGATTTCGTCTGATTGTCTCTGGATAATTTCATCCTTCGTCACCATCAGGGGTAGTATTATCTGATGCCGTTGCGTCTTTTTGGTATAGATTCACGATAAAATATACGATCACCAATACCAACGAACACACGGTCAACCACGGATCAAGTGTCTGCGCCTTTGTAAAATGTTCCCATTGTACATAGGACCAGAATGTAACCAATCCTGCGGTCATTGCAAATTTTCTGGACTTAATATCCTTAAATGTTTGCAACAATGTTTCCAAAAATGCAATAAATAGATTTGACATCTGCTCTTTCATTACTAAGTTATACTACAATTTTATTTATTTATCAATATCCTTCCTAGTATACTGCGCAATAATGTATTTGTCAGTAATACGATCCAGTCCCTCCGTAAGGCCTTGTACCATCTGGGTGATGTGCTTTAGGTTAGTGCTGATAATAGCAAGTTCTTTGATGATACGAGTCGCGTTGCCCTCAAGGGACTTTATTCGTGCCTCATGTTCAATGAATTGCGCCTGTAGGTTAGACAACTTTTCACCGAATAGTACCAATGAACCCATCTGCTCGAGTGTCTTTGCAAGTAGTTCATCCTGTCCAAGGTTTTTCTCATTGATCCTTTTCATGTCTTCGGTGCGTAACCTTCTTATCTCATCGTCAAGTTTTGCAATTCTATTCCCCGTGATGATATTGTTGCCTACTACTGCAATTACAATACCCATCACAGTCATACCAACCTCAATTACTACTTGAGACTGTCTTAAAAATTCTATAATATCCATTATACATAATGATTATTCTGTTAAATAGGGCTCATATCCTGCCTCTACGGTTGATGTAATGTAAGTGTTGTATTTGCTAATCAGCCCCGTTCTTATTCGTTCTACCTTTCGCAAAGCAACTTCCCTTGTATCATTGATACTTGGAAGGATTGCCTTATATTTCTCTTCGTCTTCTTTTCGCAATACTCCACCTTCTTTTGCTTTACCGATTGTTTGCTTAATATCGTTGACGACCTGTTTCAGGTCTTGTGCTTCTACATCAAACGGATTCAATGCCCTTACCCGTCCAGTAATTGGGCCAGATGCCGATGTTGACTGGAAGATTTGTCCCAATCTATTCACGCTATTGATTGCATCTTTTGTATCAGAAAGTGCTGTAATCTGTGATGATGTCAACTGCTTTGGAGATTTAAGTCCCATAATGTCGAGTGTCACCTTCACATCTGCGGGCTTCATTCCCTGTGCGAGTAATTGCATTCCAACCTGTGCCCTCTGATCTGCCATCCCCGTTTCTGGACTCAATAATTGCTCTAGTCCAGTGGTTGGAGTAGTTTCTTCTACTCCTAGTCCTTGCTCCTGTCCCTGCATCTCACCACCCTGTGATACCATTCTTGCTATTTGTGGCGTTAATCTCTGCATAAGTTGGCTTCCTAGTACATCTGAACCACGCTGTGTCAATGCCTTTGTAAGACCCCCCAATCCTCCGGCAAGTTTTTCTCCTGCGATCCCAGCCTTTGCGACTGATGAACCAACGGGTAATTTCACATTTGCAACCGGAACCTGTATATTCTGTTGCCCCTTATATGCAGTACCAAGCCTTCCTCCTACATCCTTGAGAACACTGAGATCAGTAAGTGCCTGTGATACAGCACCGTCTTTTGTTGCAATCTCCTTCCGTAGAATCTCTCGTATATTCTTCAATGTTGCGGCCTGTGCAGTATCTTTACCAGTTGCTCCCCATGGAATATATGGATCAATTCCATTGTCTATAAAATCAAAAAGTTGTGCCGATGTAATTGGTTGATCTCCAAATAACTGTGCAATGGATTCCTTGATCTCATCCAGCTTCAATGCTGCATTCTTGTTTCCTTTTGCAAATTTTGTAGCTCCTCCGATTTTCGCCACAAGCTCTGATGGATTATGTGTGACTGTACTTTTCGCAAATTCATCGGAAAGATCATCATATGTTGACTGCAATGCTGTATTGTGTGTTGCAATGTTTGTTGCTGCGTCGGCAACCTCTGCCCCACCACGTCGTACGAAAACATCATCAACCTTATTTCCCCAGTCCGTCATTGCCTTCAGGCTTCCAAAGCCACCTTTTTTGATTGCCTCTTTACCGACACCAAGTGATGCAAGTTGAGTATTTGTTAATTTCTTTGTTGCAGGTGATATTTTCTTCGCAATTGCTCCCAATCCCTTTGCTGCCAGAGGAATTGCCCCACCAATAGCACCACCAGTGAGCGCACCGGTAAGTCCTGCGTTGATAAGATCCTCATCTTTCCCTGCTCCTCCTACTGCTCCTAGTCCTCCACCAAGTGCACCAAGTGCCGCAGATCCAAGAACATTTCCGGTCCCCGGAGCTACCGCTGTAAATACAGCAGAACCAAGGTCGGCCAGTCTTTGAAGTGCAAACTTGTTTGGATCCTCTTTATATGCTTCTTGTGATGTAAACGACATTGATTCCGGTGTTCCAGCAGACATGGCTAGGCCCGCTTCTCCAAGTCGTGCGAACGGATCAACAATACCACCAATCAGGGAACCCAATAGGCCCCTATCTGCTTTCTGCTGTTGTTCCTGAGCGATAAGGCCCTGTTTTGCACCAGCTCTTGCTGTTTGCCACGACTGCTTCCTTAATTGCTCTTTGTCTGTTGTTCCGTTTGGTATAATCACGTTCGTTTATTTAAATAAGCTTCCAAGAAGATTTTTTGCCATATTTACATTTGCTCCAACGATATTACCGATTGACTGTAATGGATTTGCTACGCCCTGTAGGTTACGCATTATTCTCTCATATCCCTGTGCCTGTCCCTGCTGTTGTCTGCTTTTTGCGATATTGCACATGAGCGACTGCTTGCAGGCAATCGAGTCCTGTTCTG